TAACCTAGTAGTCTGCGCATGTGCTATGTCGTAAAACGCCGACGGACTATCTGGAAATCCGTCATTGTCCGGATCGCTTAACGTAATTCTTACTTTATATGGATCTGTATATCCGTCATTGTAAGTAAAATATCCTGCTACATTAAATTTGTAATCTTCATTTAGCGGAGTGTTATTAGTATCAGTTTTAGTATTAATACTCAATACTGTTAAGTTATCTCTACTAGGTTTTTGTGTTTCACTACTAAGTGTATCGCCAAAGTTTAAGTTTCCAAATTTAATAGTATCATCACTGCCATACACAAAGCGAGTTTTTCTTGTTAAAATTTCCCACTCGCTTGACTTATAATTCACACGAATAATCCAACTGTTATCTATGCCTGTGTTGCTTTTATCACCTTCGTTGTATCTGCTCCAACTCACAGGATCGTTATTATTGATTCCAGATTCTGGCAAGTCTGCACTGTCAACAACTACCCATTCCTGTTCGAGTGCGTCATAGCGTAGTGCAAAACTATTATTGTTATCTAACTTAGAAATAACTTGAGACTTTACAGTATCTGTTAGTTCACTTTCAAAATTAGGAATAATACGTCTAACACGAGCAGCACTTGGAATAATTTTGTTTAGAACTACTGCGCCTCGACCTCTTTCATCTACACCGGTTGGAATGCCTGTTGCATCATCCTCGCCTAGTCCGTCGTTGTCGACGCTTATGATACGTGTCCATACACTGTCTGCATCAGCTACTTCTACAACAGCTACAGCACCACTTCCGCCGCTACTAGGAGATGTAAATGTCAAACTAGTAGCTGCATCGTAGTTTATTCCACTATCTCGTATAGTAACACTTACAACTTCTCCGTTACCAACATTAGCTTCTAGTACTGCACTTTGACCTACACCATTAACTGTAATAGTTGGAGGATCTGTGTAATTTGTACCGCCATCGAGTACACGCACAGATTTAATATATCCCTTTTTAAATGGTTCTGTTACAAATTCTACAATACTGTTAATTTCCAACTTTCTCATTGCATCGATACCGTTTTTACCCAAACGCTGAGGAACGCCTTTACGTATAATATTTCCAGTAGATGTTTTATGACTTTTAGTAACTTGGTTCCATCTATAAGATGTTTCAGCTGATCCAAGATAAGAAACATATTGAGTAGTATCAGTATACTGTGACGGAACATTCCACGTACCTGCAGTATCGTACTGGTGTCTCTGATAGAAAAAGTTTTTAACTTCACTGTTATCTAACAGCGGTCGAATATATGTATCATATAGTAAATCACTGTTAAGTCTATTAGGAAGTGTTACTGACTTTCTGCTAGTAACGTTTTCTTCATACAAATATCCATCGTCGAAGTATTGAGTAGCATCACTGTATGTAGCAGTAGGATCATTGAAATCACGGAAACGACTGTGTCCGCTGTGTATACGATTTACACTTTTAATTTTTCTGATATTGTTACTTGCTGTTAACGGAAAAATACTATAATCTTCTGCTGTTACCATACGGTCTTGTGTAGCAAAAAATCTGCTTGCGTTTGATTTTATACTATCAATTGTTTCACGAGCACTAGCATTGCTTATTGTTTCTTTTAAGCTACAATCCATTATTGCAGTATATGTTGTGCCGTCACGTCCGATATAGTTGAACTGTATTGCAACACTACCAATGTCACTGGGCATTAGTCTGTATGTTTGATTAAGCCCAGTTCTATACCATACTCTTATAATACCACGTGGGATATTACCAAAATCTCCGTCTGCGAACACAACACTAATCTGATCATCTTCTCTTGAACTTACTGTAAAGATATCACGCTGATTGTTATTGATACTGTTATAAACTGCACTTAGTCCAAACAGTCTGTCAATTTGTGTCCAATTCTTAACAACTTTACCTGCTTCGTCAATTGTTTGCACCCATATGTTGCCGTTCGCAACATTTTCTGCGTTGACGTCAAGTACCATGTTAGGTAAACCGTTTTCAATATTAAAGTCTTGAAAATCTAACGATCCTTGTTTTAATCCCATAAAGAATCCGGTGTTAGGACTATCGAAACTACTATTATCGTCACGATATAGCAAGTCGATTACGCTATAAGGATCTGGTGTTTTTTCTTCTAACTTTCCTAAATCTTTGTTATAGTAAACACTGTGTGCTCCAAATGTTGCACGTCCGCCGTTTACTTTTCCAGAAAATGAATATACAACATCATTGTTTATACTATTTGTTCTATAAATTTCATTTCTGATATTATTTCTGTCAATAAATTTATCAAACGGCTGTCCGAATTTACTGTTAGACTGTAAAACAGAATTTATTACTGTTAAAAAGTTTTGATAGTTTTCAGGGTTGTTTGTACCGCTAAACTGTACAAATCTGTTAGCAAGACTATTTCCGTTAACATCGTAAATTTCTTCGCTTGTTCTGATACTATCTACTTTTAAATAACCATTGGCAACAACATTTCTAGTAGGTGTGTATCCTAAAAACTCTGCAATACGCAGTGCACTTTCTCTGCGCTCTGCAGTACTTAAAAATGTTTCACGAGTATTGAGATCATTTCTAAATGCTAAGTTGTGGCCCAAGAATGCCATAAGTTCGATTAAACTTACAAATTCACTTGAACTAATCCAGTCATTGAAGTTTTCTGGATAGTTGTTATTCATGTATTCGACCATAGCATTACGGATAGTGTTGAAATCGTATGCTTGGAAGTTTGCTTGTGCAAAACTTTCGTATATTACACTAAAATCTTCTGCAGCAAATAAACTGCTCTGTCTTGCGCCTTGTGCCATTATGCTATCTCACCTACAAAATTCAAATATAGTTCTTCAGCAGTGCCAGTATCTACATATTCAACTTGAGCTGTTACAGAAATTGTATGCTCATCTGGTTTTTGTAGCTGACTGCTGATTAAGTTCCATCTCGGATCACTGTTTATGATTCGTTCAACGTCTTCTTGAATCACTGATTCAGTGTAAGCATCCATTGGCTCAAATAGCATATCCCAAATTATACTTCCAAATTCAGGATTAGCTAGACGTTCGCCTCTTCTTGTGTAAAAATGATTCATAAGGTCACGCTTTGCTAAATCCTTGTCTACAAGAATTCTGCTTGAAGCTTTTTGACCTATTGAACTATATCCGATATATGTTGCCATAATATTATTTATCGCTAAATTATATGGTAATATAATTCTTTAGATTTTGATAATAGTAGTGATAATATCTTGCGGTTGCATTGGTTTTGTAACGATAAGATTCGTTCCGTCTACCGTAAAGTCAAATTCATTTTGTACTAAGTCGCCGTTGATGCGTACTTCTAGTTTTTCAATTGGTTCCATTACAGGAGTAGTTGGTAATTTGAAAATAACTGTCGAACTGTCAAATACATAGCGATTTTCTAACATTGTTTTTTTATAGTCGTTAACTATTTGCTTTTTAGAACTTTCAGGTGTGTATGGCAAGAATGTTTTTGTTTCTGCATAATATGCAAATCTTGCTCTTTTTAGTTCTTCAGTTGAAAGAGTTCGGGTTTCATTATTATTACGCATTGCAAAAATACCCTGTGTACGAAACCATCGTCTGGGCTTTTGCTTGCCGTAATCAGCTAATCTCAATACTGTTGCTGCTTTTATACAATGCTGTTTATTAAAGTTACTGCGCATGATTGTACTAGCAACATCATCCCACAATTTATTTGATATCTGTTCTTTCATATCATATATTCCTTCATTGGAATATACAAAGTGAATTTTATTTACTGCCCAAAAATATAACATCAATCCATCGTAAACAGATTGTGGAAGTTCTGTCAGATTATATGTACTCAACTGACGTTTAAATAATTTTTGTTGTTGGTTAAACTCGGATATCCACACATTGTATGATTCTTGTTCTGTTACTCCACGGACAACATAGCCTTCGCCGTAGCCATACCCGTCGTAACCTACATACTTTGCAAAATTCAAAGCTACTAACTTAGCTTCTTCTGATATTTCTAATGAATTAATTGGAATTTCAGTTTCGAACCGTTCTTGATCTGCCAATGTAAAGTCTTGCCATACAGTTCTTAATTGATCGTTTAATTGTACTATCATACTACAGTTCCACTTACATCACTTTTCCATTCTCGTCTTGTTCTCGGGTTTGCATTATTTGCTTTAGGTCCAGTGCCTGCATCAGCTAGCTTTGCTGTGTCAGGTACTCTACTAGGAACATTTCTCTGATCAGGACCTCGTGGGTCAAACGAGTCTGCATTTCTACTAGTAGTAGGTGTAGTAGGTACATTTCTTTGGTCTCTGCCTCTGGGGTCAAACGAATCTGGGTTCGTTCTAGGTCCTACCATGTTTCTGTCAAAATGCTTGTCAACATATTCATCTGCATATATGCTTGCTTTTAGTTCATTTTCCGAATCTTGCTGTGCACTTCTTTTCGGATTTAATGCACCACCGCCTCCGCCGCCGCCGGCAGCGCCTGCTAGCATAAAATCAGTTGTATCCGGATCAATTGGATCACTTTTTGCTTGAGCAGCCATTTTACTGTCTTGTACTAAATGACCTTGCCAGGGCTCAGCTTCTGGAACACGATCGGCAATACTTTCTTTTACTTCTCGATTAACAGCAAGTGCGCCAACTGTCGGACGTACGGCTTGCAGTGCCGGAGGCCCATTTAGGTCAATCAAGTTAGCTGTCAATCTCATATGCGGCCCAGCACGTAAGTGCATGTTTTGTTTGGTAGTTAACCGCATGTCTTTTTGTGCAAACAATTGAATTTGATCGTCTGTAGATTCCATCTGAATACCGCCGATGCCTCGAGCTCGTATATTAATAGATTCTGCATCTACATTAAATTCGTTTCCTGCATAAAAATTAATAGTATTTTTAGCGTGTACACTTACATCACTTTGTGCATAAACATCTATATTTCCTGTATCGTCGATTTCAACCCAGCCTGTTCCAGACTGGTTAACAATATAAATGATTCTTGCAGTATCATTAAAAAGTATTTGTGCACCTTCTCCACTGCGCAATCTAAGTAAATTGTTTTTACCTTCTTCACGATTTTTATCAGGCACATGGTTAATGCCCTTTTTGTATGCTTCTGTGCCATCATCTAGCACTAAACTATGTCCACCTGGTGAGTTAAATCCGTTTACCCTACTAGGAGATTCACGTCTGGCACCACTACTGCCATGCCCCCTGATTGCATCAAACGCAAGACCTTGCTTATTAATTGCTTGTCCTACACTGTGTTTTTTTCTTGTACCTTCATGCTTTTTATAAACATGGTGATCAAACGAAGTATCTGTTGTTCCATCGTCCGGATCCGGACTAGTAGGATGTCCGCCTACCATTGCGTTTCTGTTTATGTCAGGCAATACGCCTACTAAAAATCCTTCTTGCTCCTGTCCTGTGAATGCTACAAGAACTTGTGTGCCAGGCG